CGGTCCTCAAGTCACAATACCCTCACTCTGATGCTGTTGTCGGGATTGGTTTCTCCGATTCGATGAATGAAGAGTTTTACAACGAGGTTGTCCAGACCATGCCGGAAGTCATTTCGACTGACGTCAGTGGGTGGGATCGGTCTTTGGGCCGATCCTATGTGGTTGAGGCGTCCGAATCAGTGATTCGGTCGTGCGCTAACGCGGTCCCACATTGGACTCGTGCAGTCAGGGCTCACGCCCGGCTCATGACCTCGCCGCTCTTCGCCCTCCCAGATGGTCAGGCCTATGTCTTGGTCACGCGTAATTCGCCAGGTGGTATGCTTTCGGGCTCCTACCTTACGACGACTTACAACACACTCTCCCGGCTAGATGCTTCGAGCCTGGCCGGGTCGGTGCGTGCCAAGGCGGCCGGTGACGACTGCCTAGAGGTCTTCCCTCCCGGTGTTGATGTCGTACAATCGTACGACGACTTAGGTTTTACTGTTAGAACCGACGTCCATCCGCCGGGTGTCTTCGAGTTCTGTTCCCACAGATACTCGGGAAGAGACCCTCGTGCAGCTCCGCTCACTTCGTGGCGCAAGGCCGTTGCAAATTACTTCTCCCTGAAGACTCCTAAAATGGACCAACTCAGGGGGTTGTTGCACGAGCTTCGCCACAATGACGATTTGGATTGGATACTCGAAAAGGCGAAATCGCGGTGTGAAGGTGCAGGGCCGGCGGACGCGGCTCGGTCAAATTGATATTAGTTAGAGACAAGCTTTACAATTCGACTACTTTCACTCCCGCAAAATGGCTAAATCTAATCCGACTCGACGCCGAACCCGCAAGGGCAAAGGCAAGAAATCTGCGAACCTAAGGTATTCGGTCCCGACGAAGGATTTGAATGGAGGTATCTTTCCATATTCAGGCAACATGGGTAAACACATGGAGTCCGTATGTGCAATGACGAACCCCTTCTGTCCTGCCGCTCGTGGTTCAAAGATTCCGGATGATGATAGTTCGCCTTCCATCGCTTGTACTATGGTTAGTACGTTCGAGGTGGCCACCGATGCAAGCGGCAATGCCGCTTTCTCGGTTCAACCCAACTTGGCTTCGGTCTTTAAGAAGGGAACCGCTATTACAGGAACTACCGTTACTACGTGGGGTACCAGTTATCAAACTGCTAACCATGCAGAATATGCTGCCACCTTTAACGAGTTTCGTGTGGTGAGCTTCGGTGTGCGTGTATACTCCGTTTTAGCTCCCACAGAACAAAGCGGTTATGTTCGCCTCGTTACGTCGCCAGAAAACATCCCCAATGGTACCAACATTGACGGAGGTTTATGGCAAGCCGTTGAAACTTATTCCATGTCTGACCTCGACGCTCACGTCGTGCTCAGGCCTAGGGGAATTGAGTGGAAAGAGTACGTGCCAGTTGGTACTGATTTCAGTTATAACACTGTTACGGGTATCGTTCAGGGGTCAGTCGCCTCTAAGACGGCCCTCATTGTTGAAGTCATTATCAACACGGAAGGCACGGTGAACCTTGGGTCTATTTCTGGCTCAATTGCCACTCCTGGCGCTCCCTCCAACCCACATGCGTTGCAGGC